TTATAACTAAAATTACTCATCACACGTATAAATTGTGTAATGTATCGTCTAACTTGACCGTCGTAGAAGTGATCCATTTTAATTGTCTGCCTTAGGTTTCAGTGCTTTACTTAATGCTTGTTTTTGTTTAATAACCTTGCCATTTATAGTAGAGGTGGTGTTATTATTAATGAAACTTGTTTTTAATGTTTGGCTAACTTCTTGACCGGAATATTTGCCTGCGGCATCTTCGTGTCCAATGTTGTTCAATGTCATTCTAACTTTATCCTCAAACTTAAACCAATTACTTCCATTAAATCTAAACAATCTATTAGGCATGTAATCTGTTCTTAGATAAAATTCACCCGTCACCGGCCGTGCAGGAAACTCAATGCCCGAACTGAATGGTGCACCGTTGGGCGGAATTCCATCTTCAGTTAAGTACCCGATATAAAGATTACCATTAGGTGTATTCAACACCATGCTGGCATCTAAATTAGCGTTTACTAAACTAGCATCGTCCATTGTATCACTAGCATCGGCAACATCTACAAGTCCAGACGATAATGTAGGTATAACATAAAATCCTGTAGTATTGTATCCGCTCTTAGGAGCATCTAATACTGCTTGTGCTACAACTTGATCATTGATCTCAATATTCTTTTGATAGGTGCTGAGCAAATCACGTAAGGTGCTATCAGATCCTTCTTCTCCGCTACTTTGATCAAATATTTCTTTAAATTCTTGACTATCTACAAGAGGAACACACTTAGCACGAACAAGGTGTGGATACCATGTTTGACTATATCCCTTGGCAGGACGAGTGACATCTTGTACAACATAAAAACGTTTCAACGCCACAGTGGCATCGTCAAGTGCATATTCGTCTTTTTGGTGTGGAAGTTCAATAACATCGCCCGCCATTATTTTTCTTCCTAATGCTTCAAAATGACCACGTAAATGAAACATCAAAAAGATAGTATCATTTTGTAAAAACATGCCAAATTGACTTAGATTAAAATCAATGTCGACCATGTCATAAATTCCACGAATAATATAAACATCCGGATCGTAGTGTCGATCACGATTTTCTAAAAATAATAAATCTTGTATACCAAGCTCGGGGATAGGATTACTGTTATTAGGCATAGCAGGAGTGCTAGCACCTTCTTCAGGATTAACTGGTCCTAGGTATTTGTGTATAAAGATATCAGTTCCGCCTACCTGAAATTGTTCACTAATAACACGGTCTAGGAATTTGAAATCGTTGCCTTTTTCAGGGCGATAAAGAGAGAGTCTTGGCATAGTACTATATTTATAAGGTAAATAAATGTATGAGTGATTCCGATAACCAACAACAACAGGTCATAGATTACGTAAAACTTATGCTAGGTTCTGGCATGGTTGACATTGAACTAGATCCTGCACACTATACAACTGCATTAGATCGTGCATTTCGTAAATTTCGCCAGCGCAGTTCAAATTCTGTAGAGCAAAGTTTTGCTTTTTTGACTATAGAAACTGACGAAAATAACTACGTTTTAGCACCCGAAATTGAGAATGTGCGTAGAATCTATCGAAGAAGTATAGGTTCTAGAACAGGAGGCGGCGACGGAGGCAGTTTATTTGAACCATTTAATCTTGCCTACTCTAACACTTATTTGCTAACATCAACAAACATGGGTGGCCTAGCTACTTATTATGCCTTTGCTTCGTATCAGAAGATGGTCGGTAAAATGTTTGGTAGCGAAATTAATTTTATATTCAATAAAACTACTAAGCTGTTAACCATAGATCAACGCCCTCGTGGCAGTGAAGAAGTATTGCTATGGGTAGACAATCATCGTCCAAACTTTAATCTATTGTCAGATACATTTGCAGGACAATGGCTACGTGATTATACCTTGGCAACCTGTAAAATCATGCTAGGCGAAGCACGTGAAAAATTTGCCCAGATTGCCAGTCCACAGGGATCAACTTCGTTAAATGGATCTGCACTCAAATCAGAAGGTAAAGCCGAAATTGAACAATTAGAGCAAGACCTTATCAATTACAAAGAAGGCGGTACTCCGTTAACTTGGGTAATTGGCTAAAAAACTCTTGACCTCGTAATAAAACTGTTATATACTAGCCTTACTTACGGAGGCATTATGATTATAGGTGTGTGCGGGTTTATTGGTTCGGGCAAAGATACTATTGCCGATTATCTTACAAATTTCCATGGTTTTAGAAGAGAAAGTTTTGCCAACAGTTTAAAAGATGCTGTTGCACATGTCTTTGGTTGGGATCGCATGATGCTAGAAGGTCGCACAAAAACTGCACGTGAGTGGCGCGAACAAGTAGATCCGTGGTGGGCGGAACGTTTGAATATGCCACATCTAACTCCTCGATGGATCCTGCAATATTGGGGCACAGAAGTTTGTCGAAACGGATTCCATGATGATATGTGGATTGCTTCATTAGAAAATAAACTCCGTACAAGTAAAGACGATATTGTTATTAGCGACTGCCGTTTTCCTAATGAAATTAAATCAATCAAAGCTGCCGGCGGAATGATTGTATGTGTAGAGCGTGGTGTTCGTCCGCATTGGTATGACATTGCTATACAGGCAAATCGAGGAAGTGCTAATGCTCAAGATTGGTTAAAAACTGAGAAAATTCATGCCAGCGAAACATCATGGGTAGGCACTAGCTTTGATCATACTTTTGACAACAATGGTAGCATTGACGACTTGTTTGCTCAGGTCAAAGATCTGGTGTTAGATCGCCCCGGGTCCACTTTGAACCTTCCTTATGTAGAATCCGCTGACAGTTTGCACATACAGTCTTAAGATTAGTATGTCGATTGTTATCTAACTTTCCATCAACATAGAACACATTAAAAATTTCTGATTGCAATGCTTTAAACCCGCAACGATCGCATTGAGATTTTTTCTTATATCCAGAAATTTGCCATTTAGCAAGACCAGTGCCTCGGTCTTTGCTACAATGGTCGCACTTTGACCTATAGAAGGTTCGGCCTTCTTTATGATAGTTTATAGCAACAGGTCGTTCTCCACAAATTTTACAAAGTTTTCTCATGCGCCCTTTTCACCGCCCTTTCCTTAGTATTTAACCAAGATTTTTTTACTTTTGTTGCTAAATAAAACAAAGTAATATCCATTAAGGAGATAGGAAGAATGGCTCAACTAAATTCACCAGGCGTATCAGTATCAGTTATTGATGAAAGTTTTTATGTTCCGGCAGCTCCCGGCACAGTTCCAATGATTTTCGTCGCAAGTGCGTCTAACAAATCAAACGGTGGCGGAACAGGTGTAGCACAAGGTACACTAGCGTCAAATGCTGGCAAAGTTTATCTAATAACTAGCCGACGCGATCTTGTAGATACATTTGGTGTTCCACAGTTTTACACTGATTCTCAAAATAATCCAGTACATGCTGGCGAACAAAACGAATACGGTCTACAAGCGGCCTACAGCTTGTTAGGTGTCACATCAAGAGCCTATGTTGTACGTGCTGATTTAGATCTTGCTCAACTAACTCATTCAACTGATGCTCCAGCTGGTCCAGCTAAGAGCGGAACTTATTGGATTCAAACTACTAACAGCCTATACGGTATTAATGAGTGGGATTCTACTAAACAGAAATTCACTGTAAAAACTCCATTGATCATCGACGACAGCAACATGGACATGTATGCAGATGAAGGAGAGCCAAATGCGTCCTACGGTAAAGTCGGCGACTATGCAGTGGTTATTACTGGTGAAGCAAATACAAGTATGGACTACAGCAACCAAATTTGGTACAAGGCCTCGTCTAGTTGGACCACAGTAAGTGGTGGGTTTGACGGCGGCAAATCCTTAACTATTAGCCCGCACTATGATTATCCAACATACAATAGTAGTACAACAACAGGAAGTGTATGGATTAAAACTACACAACCTGGTCAAGGTGCTCATTGGTTAATTAAAACTTATAACGGTGTCACAAAAACATTTGACACAGTACCTGCACCAATTTATTCTAGTTCTGCATCGGCTCTATACCATTTAGACAAGTCCGGTGGCGGCCTAAACATTCCTACTGGATCATTGTTTATTGAAAGCAACTTTGATCAAGGAACAAACAATGATGCAATGGCCAGCTTTAAATTATGGCGCAAGGCACATGCCGGTGCAACAACTATAACGTTTGATGTATCAACAAATACATCGACACTAGCCAGTACATTTACTATTAGAGAAACACAAGCTAATAATAATGCATGGAGTTCAAGTATAGTAATTTCAGTTGACGGCAGTTCAAGTGTAGCATTAGCAAGCAACCTAGCCACAGCTATTAATGCATCAACATTAACAAACGTCACTGCAACATATGATTCTACAAAAAATAGAATGACATTGTCGCATGCACTAGGTGGCGATATTGAAATCAAAGACGGTGCTAATGCCCCATTGAAAGCAGTATTTTACGATGTTGCTAGTTTTGAAAAACAGCCTCGTGTATTTGATGCACCAGAAGACGATACTTTTGAATATATTCTTACTAACTGGGCTCCATTAACTTATGTTGCTCAGATTGAAACACCGAGTACAGCTCCTGCAGACGGCACACTATGGTATGACGTTAACCTAACAGCTGACATCATGGTCAACGATGGTAATAATTGGAAAAGTTATTTGAGCATTTTCCCTGATTCGGATCCTAATGGCCCAATCATTGGCGCATTAGCTCCAACGACACAAAGCGATGGTACAGAGCTAGTGACAGGTGATATCTGGATTAGTACAGCAAACATGGAATTCTATGGTAAAGAAATTTATGTATATGATTCTACAATTACTGGTTTTGATCCAGCGGCAAAATGGGTCCTATCAGACGTAGCAGACAGCACATCCCCAGACGGTTGGTTATTTGCAGATGCACGTTGGGGA